TTTGCTTGTAGTGATGAAACTAAGATTAAAAAAACAACTCTTGTAAGACCAAAAGGACAGATGGGGATTGTAAGAATGCTAAAGAAGTATTATTTGTAAGGTGTGATTTATTTTACTCTTTATATCATTCGTGATATATTGGAAGTTCACGTATTCAAGAACCCAACGTGCTTTAGCCGTTGGAGTTTCAGAGAATAAAAACAAAAACAAAGGAGATGACATATATGCCAAGAAAGCTCAAAGTTGCTGAAGCCCCTAAAGTTGAAAAAGAAACGTATATTTGTCATTGTTGCTTAAAGTCTAAAAATGAAGATAATTTCTTTACAAGCAAATGGAGTAAAGTTTGGAATGATACAAATAAAAAAGTTTTGTTTTGTAAAGATTGTATTCAAACCTTAATGGATGAATATACTGCTCGATATGGTGAAAAAACAGCTTTAATTATATGTTGTTCTTTACTTGACGTTCCTTTTTACGGGGCATTATATCAAAGTATTATCAATAATAATTCATTTTTCAATGTAGGTTTATATCTCAGACAACTACAAATGAGACAACATCAATACAAGAATTTTTCAAATTGTATTACAGATGGTGAACTTTTAAAAACAGAAAGAGAATTTAAAGAAGAAGTTGAGTCTAAATGGAACAAACAAGATAAACAAAATATGAATTTTGCTATATCTGTTGTTGGGTATGATCCATTTGATGACTGCAATATGACCGATAACGATAGAAGATATTGTTTTAATATTCTTGCTGGATATTGTGATGTTGATGGAATTAAAGATGATGGGCATAAGATCCAAAGTGTAGTCCAAATAACTCAGAACCAACTTCAGATTAGAAAACTTGATGAAATGATAAACCAAGAACTTCTCGCAAACCATCCTGATGAGAAAAGAATTAAGGAACTTACATCTACAAAAAAACAACTACAAGACAGTATGTCAAAGATTGCCCAAGACAATAATCTTTCTTCGGCTTATAACGCTAATTCCGGGGTAGGAAAACATACTTTGTCAAAGAAAATGAAAGAAATGCTTAAAGATGGATATGAAGAAATTAGAGTAAATTTATTTGATATTCGTACATCAGAAGCTATGAAACAAGTAGCCGATTTAAGTAATCAGAGTATTCTTGAGCAACTAACGTTTGATGCAAATGATTATACAGACATGTTAAAAGAACAAAGAGAATTAATAAAAAAACTTCAATCTGATACTGATAGCTTAGAAGAAGAAAATAGAATGTTGAAAAACAAAATTATTGATTTGGAAAACAAAAAGAAGAAAAAGGTTGGTGGGTAAATGGAATTTTACGTACCAATGACCGATGTAGAATTCAGTCAAAGAAAACTTGAAGAGTATGCTAAATTTGAAAAGATAATTAATTGGGGAAGACAAAATCCTATCAGATTCTCAGAAGAGTTTTATGGAGTAAAATTAATCGATTATCAAAAATGGTGTTTTATGCAAACATGGGACAAACCATTTGCTTTATGGTTATGTTCACGAGGAGCTGGGAAAACTACATTAGCAGCTGTTTATCTTCAAACTAAAATGTTACTTATTCCAAATTATAATGTTTTTGTTTCAACAAACTCTTTAGCACAATCTATAGATTGTTTCAAAAAGATAGAAGATTTAGCTTTGCAAAGAATTCCGTCATTTAAAACAGTAACAGATATTTTTGCAGAAGAAGTTGAAAGGTCTGCAAATAGTGAGACTGGATTTTTACATAATCCGGCTGGACATTCATTTAAATTATATAATGATTCTAGTTTGCTTACTTTGTCTACAAATCTAAATGCCATTCGTGGTAAGCGTGGATCAGTATACTATGACGAAACGAGCTGGCAGACAAGGGAGAGCATGGCTACTACAGAACATTTTGCTGACGTAGATTCTAGTTTTGGATTAGGTGTGAATAAAGTTAAATATAATGAACCAACTCAGATGCCTTTGCAATTATTATATTCTTCTTCGGCAGGAGATGTAACGTTTCCTTTTTATGAGAAATATGTATCATTTGCAAAGAAAATGTTTTTGGGAGATAGAAATTATTTTGTATGTGATTTAAATGCAAATACTGTTGTTGATTTTTCTACTGTTGATGGAGAGAAAATAAAATCTCATTTAACCAAAGCACAAATTGACAAAGCGGTAGAAGAAGATCCTGAACTTGCAGACAGGGAGTTATTTAATAAATTTAGAACAGGGGCAGGACAAAACGCAGTTGTTAAAATGGATGTTATTGTACGAAATTCTGAAGTAAGAATTCCTTTGTTATATAACGACACAGGAAAGAAAAAATTTATATTTTGCTACGATCCGGCGAGAAATTACGATGGATCAATTTTAAGTATATATCAAATAATGGAAAGCAAAGAGATTGGATATTGGCTTCAGGTTGAAAATGTTATTTCTATGATTGATAGTGAGTCTAAGAACAAAACACCTCTTCCAATGCCACAGCAATTAGATACTATCAAAGAAAATATGATAAAGTATAATGGTGAAAGGTCGGCAGAGTGGGAAAATATTGAGTTTTATGTTGATTCTGGCGCTGGTGGTGGTGGGATAAGTGCAATATGTGACCAACTTATGGATGATTGGTATGACAAACAAGGCAATAAACATCGTGGAATTATAGATCCTGAACACAAACAATACGAGACTGCACGTAAAAAATACACTAATGCAATGCCTATTGTTCATTTAATTGATCCACAAGGATATAAAAAAATAATCTATGATGCACTGCAAAAAATGGCGTTACTAAATTTAATTAAGTTTACTGATTATGATAAAAAGGATTATTTAACTTTATTGAATTTAAAAACAAACGAATTTGAAGAATATTCATTATCTTATGATGAAAAATTAGCATTATTAAATATAGAATTAATGAAGATTGAAACATCTTATATGTGTCGATATGATACTCCTAATGGTGGGGTTCAATATGAACTTGCAAAAGACAAGAAGGCTATGCACGATGATAAAGCCTATACATTAGCTATGGGGGCATATGCACTTGCAAAACTAAGAAGAACTGATTTGTTAGAATTAAAAACTAAAAAACGTTCATACACAGATGTTCCATCTTGTATTTCCACAATTCAATTTTAAAGAAGGTGAGTAAAATAAGTGAAGAAAAAGATTTTGACATAATAATAACCAGTGATATTCCGCAGGAAAACACAAAAATATTAACAACGTCAGAGATGGGTAAAGAATGGCTTGAAACAGCAATGCGAAATTACGATGCTAAAAACACTGCTTATTCAGCTTATCTTAACGAGTTATCTATTACTTCTCCCGTAGTAACAAAAGAGAAATTAGATATGCTATCTATTGATCCGCAAGCAAACCTACTAAAAATTCTTGAGATTAATGATATTGCAAGGACATATGTTAATAAAGACTGGATTATTGGTAAAGTAGCAGAGGTTTTAGAATCAAATGTAAACTCAAATTTCAAGCTATCATACAGTAGTTTTGATGGAAACGAAAAAAAAGTTAAAGAATTAGAAGAATGTAAAAAGATAATTAATGAATTTAATAAATCTATTAATTTAAGAAATCTTATCAAGTCGTCAGTCCCAACTACATATATAGAGGGAAATTATATATTTTACTGCCGTGGAGAAAAAACAGGATTATACACATATACATGGTATCCTTTAGGCGTGGTTGAAATATCTGATTATGATGTTAATGGTGAGCCACAAGTTATAATTAATATGCGTGAGCTTTTAACACGACTTAGAAAAACCATTAAAAGAACAAGGAAGAATAAGGCATTATTCTTTGAAAAACTAGAAGAAGAAATTAAAGCAAACTATCCACCTGAAGTCTTTAATGCTTATCAAAACAAAGATGACTATGCAAAACTAGACAGAAAATGGACAGGCGTAATGAGGATTAATAGACAAAATCGAAAGTATGGTTTAACCCCAATATTTAGAGCCTTATACCCTGCTTTAACTCTTGAGCAGTTTGATACCACAGACAATATAAATTCCAAGGCAAAAGCAAAGAAGATTATTGTACAAACTCTTAGAAAAGAATTGATGGGGCAAGACGGGACAAATGAGGCTTTTGAACAGCAAGCGTGGGCACATGATAACCTGATGCAAGCATTTAAGCAAAAAACTGTTCTTGTTACAACGCCAGCTTTTGTTGAAAAACTTGAGTATGTTGAACCGTCAACTCCTAACACTGATACTGAGACAGTAATGAATTATGTAAATCGTGAACTTTCAACTCTTGGAATATCATTCTTAATGAGTTCAGGAAGTACAGGTGCAAGCGTTGCAAGCATTTCACTTGATCAGCTTATGAAAACAATTAATTCCATCTCAGAACAGCTTGAATATATTATGGAGAGATTTTACAAAAATATTTTAGAGGCAAACGGACATAGTTCAGAATTTATACCAACTATCCGTGTTCTTGATAGTGAATTATTAGAGATGGAAGTCAAGCAAGAGCTTGCAAAGTTATTGTATTGTAATTTTAATGTATCACTTGAGACAGCATTGTCTATTCTTGGTTTTGATGTTAATGATGAAAAAGCAAAGCGCCAAAAAGAAAATAAAGAAGGAATGGATGAAATATTCAAGGCACATGAAAGCCAGTTTACAAAAAGTAGTGTCACAGATAATAAAGCTGGTAGACCTGATGGTAATAAGATAGATACAAAGGACAAACAGAATTATGATGAACAATATAATACAAACGCAAGAGTTTGATTGTCCTTGTTGTGGAGAAAAATTTAATATTCAGATATTAGAGAGTGGTGAAATTATCATCACTCCTTTTATTTTGCTGGAAACAATTGAAAAGGTGGATGGTTATGAATTTGGTTGAGAGGTGGTGAACTAAATGGAAGATAATAAAATTCAATTATCAAGTCAGACTTTAGAATTATCAGAAACTAGTACTTATATTGAAATGACTAATAGGCTTTGTTATTATGGCGAGCCAAATCTCAATGGTATAGTGTTACCTGTTGATACAGCATCGGATATAGCTGAAACTCTTATAGATCAGCCTGTTGTTGCAAAATATAAAACAATTAAAGGCAAGCCGGATTTAGGCGGTCATGAGGTTTCAAAATTGCCAAATGGTGAAGTTAAGTTTGGAACTGAATTTATAGGTGTTCATACGTCAGTTGAAGTTAAAGATGACACTGTAGAAGTACAAGGTGTAGAAAAGACATTACCTTGTTTATTTGCAACGTGCAAGATATGGAAAAGAAATTCAAACATGGTGACAGCGGTAAAAAGATTGTTTTCTGAAGGTAAATTATTTTCATCTTGGGAAATTCTCACTTCTAGTTATGAAGTAAAAGATGGATTAAAATACGTTAAAGATTATGTTTTTGAAAGTAATTGCCTTTTGGGGAGTAAAAGTTTTCCAGCATTCGGTAAATGTGCAACTGCTTTAACCCTTGCTGAAACCGAGGAAAATCCAGAAATGTTAATAGCTGAAGCTTTGGCTATTGATATAGAAAATATTAATAAAAAGGAGGATAAAGATTTGAACAAAGATAAAAAAAATACTGTAGTTGAAGGAGCAGAAGATAATACAACTGTACAGCCTATTGTATCAGAAACACCTGTTGTTGAGCCAGTTATTAAAACTCCAGAAACTTCTGAAACTGTTGTTTCCGATTTAACTGTTTGTGACTTGAGAAATAAAATCCAAGAACTTTGTCGTACTAAACTTAAAATATGGTGTTATGTTGATTTGATGTTTCCAAACGAAAAATATGTGCTTTTAGAGACAGATATCCGCACAAACCAGTTGGAATATACAAAGGTTACATATGAAGTAAATGGAGAGGAAGTAACAATTGGAGAGCCTGAAACAATACGTCTAGTAGTAAGTGTTGAAAATATCAATGCTGAAATTGCATCGAAAAATGAAGCAATATTAAGTGCTAACGAAGAAATTAAAAATCTTAAAGCAACAATTGAGGAACTTACTCCTTATAAAGAGGAAGCAGAAAAAGGTAAAAGAGAAAAGGCTGAAAAAGAACTTGCAGAAAAGCAAGAAGGTCTTAAAAAATATGCTATTAAATCCGGATATATTACTTCTGAGGAAATAGAAACATCGGAGGAAATCAAACTGATGATTTCAGAAGTTAATGAAACAGCGATTAAAGCACTTATTGTAGACCGCCTTATGTCTGGTAAGGAAGAAACTGTAGTAGCATCAACTAAGCCAGAAGTAGAAACAGCAAGTCTCGTCAGTGAAGAAACTACACCGACAGATTATAAATCCGTAATGAAGAAATTTTTAGGAAAGTAAGAAGGAGAGGAAATATTATGTTTAGAGTTCTTGAAGATATTAACGCAAAAAATGCAGATGCAATGCACACAGCTGGAGAAGCTATGACAGTTGGAATGGGAGTTGTTAAAGTGGCTGGTAAAGAGGTTGAATTTCCAGCAGCAGCTACAGCAAAAGACATATTTTTCGTAACAAAGGAAGTTTGCCCTACAGGTCTTGATACACTTAAGGGTCAGATTTCAGATTATGATTTTGAAGCTATTGCAGACGGGACACCTGTTGTTCTTGTTAAACCAATAATTGGAGAAATATACTGGACAGATCAGGCTGATACAGTTGCAGTTGGCGACTATCTTTTAGTTGGGACAGATGGTCTGTTTGAAGAAGCTGGTTCTGCAACTACATCAAACCTTAAAGTTATATCAATCACAGAAAAAGACGCAGAAACACACGCAGGAATATCAATAGAAGTTGTCGATTGGGCTACAATGGCTTAATCTAATTGAAAGGAGAATAGAATATGTCAGTTAAAATTGAATTAGCAGAAATCATGAAAGAGGACAATAAGACTTATGATTGGGCTGAAAAAGTAGTTAGAAAATGTGATCTTACATCAGAGGAAAAAGAAATCTCACAGGTAGTTGACGCTTGGGCAAAGGAAATTGGTGAAACGGGTTCAGATAATGACCATGAAATCGCTGACTTTATAATCAAGACAATAGCAGATCCGATTTATAGCAAACCAGATGCACTTATTGAAAAGATGTTTGATTATGACAGTATTGGTGAATTTGATGATTATATCATAAACAAAGATCCAAAGAATACACTTATCGCTTATGATGCGGCAAAGGGTGGTAATGTACATAAATCATACATTGACACCACAGCACTTACACCAACATGGAAACATGCACAGGTTGAAACTGAAATTAGCTACATGGATTTGAGACGTGGTGGGTATAAAAATATTGCTAATATGGCTATGTATGCAAATGAAGCATTTACAAACAAGAAAATCAAGGATGTTTTCTCGACACTTGATTCAGCTATTTCTGGTGGAACTCAGGTGTTTGCGGTAACTGGTGGAGAATCAGCTCTTACAAAGGCTGTAATGGACAAGCTTTCACTTTATGTTCTTGATCAGTTAGCTGATGGCGATGAAGGATTGGTATTTGGTCTTAATAAATACGCACAGGCTATTGCTAATATGTCTGGTTATACATCATACATGTCTGACACAATGAAAAATGATTATAATAGATATGGTCTTGTTAAGGAATATGGTGGAATGCTTATCGGTGGTTTCTCTGGTGCAAGAAAAGCAGCCGATGGTGAACTTCTTGTTCCTACAGGTCGTATTTTTGGGATCGCTGGTAAAGTGGGCACTATATGTGACCGTGGTCAGCTTAGAGTATACGAAACACCTGATAATAACAAGGAAAGAATTTCCCTCAAATTTACAGGCTATGAATATGGTATAAAGATTACAAATCCAGAAAAGGTTGGCAAAATCACATTTACAGCATAAGAAAAATATTTGCAGTTGGGCGGTTATGTTTGACCGTCCTTCTGTATTATGAAAGGAAATTAATATATGTCAATAAAAGAAAATATAAGTATTCCTGTTTATAATTATAACGAATGTTATGTTTTTATTCCGACAGAGATGATGACACATACACTTGAACCATGCAGAGAGGACATTCCAACGGTAGATCATTTATCTGCTTCAGAAATTCTTTATGTAAATGGCATAAGTGATTGTTTTAGAACAGGGCTTGTACAGTTTGCTGACGAAGATAAAGAGGAAATATTTACTGAACTCTTAAAATTTAGTGAATGGAAATCTATATTAACAAATAAAGATATTGAGGATTTACTACTCAATCCAACAATGGAAGGATTGCAGAAAATTATTGATATTAGAAATCCATCAGTGTTTGACCGTATAAGATCAATATTTACTCGTATTAAGGAAAATTATGAAGATGACCTTTCAAATCGTGTTATTAAAATAATCGAGGCAAGATACTTAGAGTTTAAACGTGGAATATTAAAGTCTGCAATTGAGATAAAGCTAAAAGATACAAAGAAAGCTGAAACATCTGCGGAAGAAATCAATGCAATTAAGGAACAGAATGTTATATTGATGGCACAGCTTGAAGAAATGAAAAAAATGATAATGATACAAACAAAAACTCCTGTAGAGGAAAAAGAGATAAAAGAACCAGTTGTCCCCGAAGAAAAAAGTGGTGGAAGACAGCCAAAGAAAAAGTAGGAGAGGTGATTAAATGTCAACAACTTCTTTTGACCTATTTTACACTCGTTTCTTTAATAAAGTAGAAAAAGACGCTGACTTTTTTGATTATTACAATCATACTGGGGAAGAGTCTATGGAAATTGCAAAACAAAGAGCAGAGAATTATCTAATTGAAGCAGTTGACGAATTGAAAACCAAATGTGAGACTACAGTCAACTTCTACGATATGGATATGGAAAACAAATGTTTTAATTTCAAAGCGTACTCTAATGAGATTGAAATCATATCAAGAATAATGTTTAAGATATATTTGGAGCGTGATATCGCATTAATGAAACCAATTGTTAATAGCCTTTCAGCTACAGATATAAAAGCACTATTCTCCCCTGCTGCTGACAGAAAAACATTTGATGAAATGCTTAAAAGATACGAAAGCAAAACAGATACAATGATAAGTCAGTATATTGCAAGAGATAGAGAAACAGGCAAACGCAGAACAATTAAATATGAAAGTTAGGTGGTACGATGATACAAGATATAAATTATTATCGTGCTATAAGTAATGCCACAGGATGTAATACAAAAACAGAAACTCAAAAAGCTCAAATTAAGAGACGATTAGAAAGAGATTTTGAAAACCCACTTGATATTGTTAGTTTTAATTTTTATAACACCAATACAGATATTAGGCTTGAAATTCATGCTCAAAAATTTAGTGAAACTATGGGGCGACAGCAAAAATTTAAAAGCTTAATAACAGCTCCTTTAGATCATGGAGATACGCTGTATAACAGTGCAGACAATACATACTGGTTATGTACGGAATCGAGATTAAAAAATGATTTATATTATAGTGGAACAATGACTCAATGTAATTGGATGTTAAAATGGCAAGATGAAAATAGACAGATTATTGAAAAACCAGCAATTGTGCTTTCTGCATCACAGTACAACTCCGGAGAAGAAAAAACAAAAACTTTAACACTTGGTGCTAATCAAGTGATGGTTTATATGATTTTGGATGATGATACAGTAAAATTAAAATCCGACAAGAGATTTTTTATTGACAACAATCGTCAAGAGCCAAAGCCGTATAATCTTACGAGATGTGATACTGTTACTAAATCATATATGGGCGTAGGCAGAATATGTTTAGTTTGCACGGAAGATCAATTCAATGTAGACACAGATAACAAAGAACTTATGATATGTAATTATACAACTCCCCCACCAGTTAATCTTCCCTATATAACATATTCAGGCGATGCAACAATCCGTAATGGTGGCATAAAAAACTTTGAAATTGAAACAGATGAAATAATAACATGGAGCGTGGAATACGATGATCCGTCTGACGATTACATACAACTAACCATTGTTGATAATAATCATTGCAAGCTAAAATGTGTGCGAAATGACAGTAATATTGGTAAACAATTTAGTGTAAAGGCAATTGGCTTGACAGTTAATTCTTCTGTAGATATCACAGTCATAGGAGGTTTATAATGGACATTACAAATTTAAAAAAGTATAACAATTTAATTGAATATAGGGATTCCATTATGGAACAGCTTATATCCTCCACTAACTTAGCTACTTTGTGCAAAAACAAAACGATTACTGAAGAAGAAACTATGGATTTGATTTGGGAAAACTATATCCCTATGCTATTTGTCGATGGAACTATAAAAGAAACTGAAGCCTATATTATGTTTGATATTGACGTAAGAGGAAATAAAGTATCTACATATAATAACGCACGAATTTATTTTCAGATTTATTGTGACAAAAGCATTGTAAGAGCAAACAATGGACAATGCACAAGAATTGATGCAATTGCATCCGAATTAATGAGACTGTTTGATGGAAAAACAACATTGGGAGGATATAATGTTAGAATTGCTGATAGCATTTTAAATACCACGAATGTAAAATATGTTGGAAGACAAATTGAGTTTGAAGTTACTGATTTCGCTGAAAGGAGTAAAATACGTGCAAAAAAATATTAGTTTGCGAGGACGTTCTTTTTACACTTTATCAAACGGATTAAAAATACATATTCCAACACTCAATGAAATTCGTGGAGAAAACGATAATAATGAAACAGAATATTTTCAATTAATATCCCCTTTTATATGTACGTCAACAGATTTTATGGTGGAACTGTATGATAAAGGAGTTAATTTTCAAGATTTAAGCGATGACTATATCTTTTTTGCAACTTTAATGGTTGCGACTGATAACAAATGTGATTATAGTAATCTTTTTGAGGGCGTTGGTATCTGCGATTTTCAAGTAGTTGAAGATGTAGATGGTAGTGTCTATGTTTTTGATGAAGAAAACAAGATTATTATCAATCGAGAGATTTATGAGGAGATTTCTGAGGTTTTATGTAAGATGCACTTTAGAAAAAAAGAACACCGTCATTTTATCAATAAGCGTAGTTTAGAAATGGGCGTTGCAATCAAAAGAAAAGAAATCAACAGGGCAAAAAGAGAAAAAAAAGAGTCAGAGCTTGACAAGCTTATATTATATTTAGTTTGTAACAGTGGGTTTAAATATAATTTCAAAGACATTGGTGAATTGTCTATATATGATTTTTATTCAAGTTTAAGGCAAATTCAGAAAAATATTCATGTTGACAATCTAATGATGGGTGGATATTCAGGAAATATTGATTTTTCAAATATCTCCCCTGATGAATTAGATAGATTTAAAATTTAAAAGTAGAAAGGATTTTTATTATGGGTAATGTAACAACAATTGATGGATGGACTCTTACTCACATTAATACTATAACTGGATTCCAGAATGGATTATGTGCGTTTGAATTGGATGAGGTTCAGGGTTTTGATCTTGAAAACACAGAAGATACAAAGGAGATCAAGGGTGGAGATGGAATTCTTCTTAACAACATTAAGACAAACAAGCACGTTAAGGGAACGGGCACAAATGGTCTTTTATCAGCTGGATTAATGGCAACACAAACTGGTTCGCTGGAAACAACAACTGATGGCAAAGTAAAATTCAAAGATAGTGTAGATGTAACTGCAATACAGGCTACGTCTCATAGTATAATTTTAAGTCAGACACCAATTGGTACAGCTGGTGCAGAAATTGGTTACCTTTGGGTTAAAACATCAAGTGGAGCAGTAACAAAACTTACACAGGCTACAACTGCTTCTGCTGGTAAATTTTCAGTTAGTGGTACAATCGTAACTTTTGCCGAAGGAGCTATTACATCAGGCGACTTAGTTTATGGTTGGTATGATATTAATCTTGTAGACGGAACATTTGCTCAGATTAATAACGAAACAAATAAATTCTCTGGTTCAGCAGAAATATTTGTTAGTGGTCTAGCAATAAACCCATGTGATGAGGAAGCCGAATTCCAGATACATATTCCAAGAGCAAGCTTCTCAGGTAATTTTAATATTGCATATGGAGATTCACAGACAGTGCATAAGTTTGAATTTAACTCAATGAAGAATAAATGTACAGCGTTGAAGTACTTCTGGAATTTCAAAGTATTTTCTTTAGATGAAGCTTAATTTAAGTTGGTGGTTTAATGGAAATTATTAAGGATTGTGCAGTGTGTAAGAACAAATTCAAGCCTTGTCAATCATGTGATGGTAGCGTTGTTCAGTGGCGAAGAGTTGTTTGTTGTCCTGAGCATTTCAACCCACATATGACACTTATCGCTTTTCGTGATAGTGTTATTGATAAAGAAACCGCAAAAAAAGAGTTAGAGGATGTAATTCAAAGAATTGGACAGATTGATTTTAACGACAATGTAAAAGGGTTACTAGATAAAATTTATGTCGAAGAAGCTGATGTAATTCCTATGATTAACCTAAGAAAATCTAAAAAAAAATAAATTGTGGGGTGAATAGCTGAAATATGTTATTCACCCTATTTTTTACAAAACGGAGGAATTTATGATTTATAAATTTATTTGCCCAGAGTGTAAAAAGTCTGTAGAGATTAAAATGAGAATTAGTGAATATACAAGCAAAGGACATAAGTGTGAATGTGGTGCTGAATTAAAGCGTGACGTAAAAGATATAGGGTGTAATTTTGAAGTAAAAACTGATGGATTTTGTGGGAAATGTGGTATCTAGCATGAAAAAACGAAGCAAATACAATGTTGATATGACGCAAAAAGGAATAAAAAAAAGAACATATAATGGCGAGGTCTATGACAGCCTGACCGAATTGCAATTTTTGAAAGAATTTATTGAGTTAAAAATGAAAACAGGCGAAATCGTCAAATGGGAAAGACAAGTTCCTTATGTCTTACAAGAAGCATTTATTAATTTTGAAGGCAAGTCAATATTACCAATTAAATATATTGCAGATTATGTAGTTTGGTGGAAAGATGGTACTTTTACTGTATTTGACATAAAAGGAAATCCCGATTCCGCAAGTAAAATCAAGAGAAAGATTTTCTGGAAAGTCTATCCCAATATTAAATATGTTTGGATGTGCCGTAGTATAAAATTTGGTGATGAAACACATTGGATTAGCTATGATGAATTAGAAAAGTTACGTAAATTAGATAAGAAAAATAAATTAATTGGAGGAAATAATTAATGGAAAATAACACAAATAATACAAATAAGAAAAACAAGGTAAAGCCTTCTCTACCTAAGACACTTCCTGCCCCTACAATCAAAAATATGATTTCATTCTCAGAAATGATGTTATTTATTAACTTGGTGACGGATACTGTTTTAGCTGAAGATAAGAACGGAAATATAACTTATTACCCTGAAAATCTCGACTTATATTTCAACTATTGGCTGATTAGATTTTATACTGACTACCCTATTGAAGATAAGTGTGCAGATGATGAATTGAATATTGATGTTGATAAGGCTTACGATTTGTTAATGTCAGACGATTTCGCCCTTAATGTTTTGGATTTAAGACATTTGAGTACACAGCAAAAATATATATATGACATGATTAACAAGACGGTTGAAAATAGACTACAGATGATGTATACACAGCGTTATTCACTGACAGATAAGGCTTTGGCTGAATTACTAAACAAAGTCCCTACCCTGCTTGAAAAATTAACAGATAAAACTATTGATATTAAACCAGAAGATTTAAAGAAACTTAATGAAGCGATTGGTAAGTTTGGAACAAAATCAGGTAATGAAAAATTGATAAAAACAATGATTCAAATGGGGTTAGTGGAAAGACCAGTAAAGAAAGAGGAATAAGGTGATGTAATTGGCTGGAACAAATTTGACTGACATAGTAATGAATAATGGTAAAACCGTCCGACAAAATCTTGAGTTAGAAATAAATCGTCTAAGAGATTGTATACAAGAAAAACTCGATGATTATATGAGTCTTAATAAACCATCTATGTATATCAGAACAGGCAGTTTGCAAAATTCTATCAAAGTTGATTTAGATATTATAAATGTGTATGATAATGTATTTCAAATGGCAGTTGCATTTGATGAAAGTGGTTATCATGAAAGTGGTGATGGAATAGATGGTTGGGATGGAAACGGTCAAAAAGTTAATACAGCTTATTTATTCAACTACGGATATATAGTAAAAAAAGATGTGTGGTTTAAGAAGATTAAAAATTTTGGTTGGAGAAGTCCGGCAAGGTTTATTGAGGATGGAATAGAGGAATTTAACAAAAATAATTTATTGGGTATCGTTATTGAGATAGTTGATCCTAATGGATATTTAGTGTAATAAGGTGGTGGTAAAATGGCAAACAAATTAAAAGTTTTAGCAAATTTAGACATTGACGGAACAACTACAATTTTTGACAAAGATTTAAAAAAGATAGCTAACAAGTTAAAAAATATGGGTTCTCCAAAGTTTGTGGCAAGTTTAGATATTGAAAAAAGCACATCTCAAATAAAAAAAGATTTAAGGGGAATTTCAAAAAACTTAACAATTGAGATAAGCCCAAACTTAAAACTCGGGAAAACATCTGGCAATTCTTCGGGTGGTGGTGGATTATCGGGTATTGCACAACAAACATTTAATACACAAGAACTTGACGAGGCTGGTATTAAATATTACAAGCAAGTTAATGATATAGTTAATCGTGTAAAAAAAGAGTATTCAAAACTTAGTGATAATGTTAATGTTGACCAGTTTAAAAACGCCAGAGGGCAAATTGATAGCTTTATTGTAACAGTAACTAAGGCTGGTAACGTAATTGAAAAATTTAATTATCAAAGAGCAAAGCTAGATACTGGTTCAAGTAAAATAGCTGGATTTGTACAGCAACAGTCGTCAGCGAGTGATAAAACTTGGGGAACAGAATTGCAGAGAACATCTGCTTTTTTAAGTGAAATTGAAAGGAAAATCACAAGAATTAAAGATAGTGCGACTGAAAAATCTAGTCCAATTAGAAAAGATACTGAAGATTATGGTATATATATAGCAAAGCTTAATGAAGCTGAAACAAAGTTAAAATCAATAAAAAACACATCAAAAGTTTTGTCTTTTGAACAGCGTGAAGATATTAAAAAAACTATATTCGATTTAAATCAATTAACATCAAAGCTTAAATATAGTTCAAATGTTCCAAAAATATCAAGTCAAGGTTTAGATAATAATATTAAAGTAGCAAACGCTGAACTCACTGTTATGGAAAATAAGTGGAAAAACATAACACAACCAACCAAAGAATTACAGCTTCAATATGATGAGTTACGCAAAAAACTTCTTGAACTCAGACCTTTGCTTGATGGTGTAAAAAACACTGACGCTTTTCAGAATTACTCAACACAAATGAGGGCGTTAACCAAAGATTTTAAGGCTTTTAATGAAACAGTGCGTTCAGGTCGTGCAGTAGATAGTGTAGCTCAAAGGGCTGAAGTGTTAGCACAGAGAATTAATACATATATTGCAACTAATGGTTTAGCTGCTAAGAAATATGGTACTGAATTAAAAGCTTTGGAAGGTCAAGCTAGAAGTGCAACTAGTGGCTTTGATGTTACAAAAACGAGTAGACAGTTTCAAGTATTGACAAATCAGATAAAATCGGCTGGAATGGCTGGAAATACTTTATTTACGAAAATTGTTAATATGGGAAAGAAATTCGCTCAGTGGTATGGCGTGTCGCAGATATTTATGAGAGCTATTGGATTAATACGACAAACTGTGACTAATGTTAAAGATCTTGATACTGCTATGGTTTCATTAAAGAAAGTAACAGATGAAACGGCTAGTACATATAAACAGTTTTTTGAAAGTTCTGCTCAAAATGCAATAGATTTAAGTGTTAAACTAAGTGATCTTATTACACAAACAGCAGAATGGGCAAAACTTGGAAAATCAATGGATTCAGCAAGTAAGTTAGCAAAAGCAAGTGCAGTATATCAGATTGTTGGTGAAGTAGATAGTCAGACGGCAGTAAAAGATTTGATATCAGCACAAAAAGCGTTTTCGCTTTCTGATGATGCTGTAATGGGTATTGTTGATCGAATGAATAATCTGTCGAACAAATACGCTTTATCGGCGGCAGATTTAGGATCGGGATTAGCAAAAGCAGCTTCAGCTTTAGCACTTGGAGGAAATGATTTAAACCAGACAATGGCTCTGATCGTAGGTGGTACGGAAATAACTCAGGATTCAGAAAAAACTGCCAATGCAATAAAGATATTAACACTCAGATTAAGAGGTATGAAGGGTGAACTACAAGAGATTGGTGAAGAGTATGACGATATTGAAGATGTAAGCAAAATTCAAACTCAGATATACAATCTTACTAGTGGTAAAGTTAATATCTACGACCAAAATAAAGAGTTAAGAAGCACTTATGATATTATGAATGATATTGCAAGTGTGTATAAAGATATGTCACAAGTTGACCAAAATCAGCTTATAGAAATAATTGCCGGAAAAAATCGAAGCAATGAGGTAAGTGCTGTACTCCAAAGTTTGATATCAGGTCAAGCACAAAAAGCATATCAAGACGCACAGACCTCAGCAGGTTCAGCAATGAAAGAGCAAGAAAGATGGGCAGACTCCATCGAAGCAAAAACAAACAAGGTAGCATCACAGTTTGAATATCTTTCAAGCGTACTGGTAAATTCAGAAGGCTTAAAATCTGCACTTGATATAATAAATGATTTGATGGGTGGATTTACAAAGTTAGTTAAAAACTTTGGAGCAGGAAATTTAGCTCTTGGAACATTAGTAGCCTCAATGATTTCGCATTTTGGAGGACTTGGTAAGGCAATAACATTTAACGGAAGTTCATTAAACATCTTTGGGAAACAGTTTAATCTATTTAATAAAAATTTATTGCAAACAAATCAAACAATGGGGTATACTCTTGGCACGTTCAATGATGCTAGAAAAGACATATCATTATATAATCAAAGCACAGCAGAAGCAATCAAATTTCAACAAGGCATAAGAGATTCAATGCCAACAACATACACGCAAGCATATATGCAATCACTTAACGGTGCAAAAGCTTCAATGCAAGGATATACAAACTTTTTGGCAACAACAACATATCAGCTACAAGGTGCATCCGGAGCGATTCAAACATATAATAATTTGCAAAGGCAAAGTCTTTCGGCACAAATGAATTATGCAAGGGCTTTGACTAGTGTAAATCCACAGCTTGCAAATTTTCTTTTATCATGCAACGGTAGCACAACAAGTTTAAGAAGATTTAATATAGCAGCAACCGTAGCTAAAGTAGGGGTTACGGGGTTAAGAATAGCAACAACACTACTAAAAGGTGTTTTTATGGGTATAGCTAGTTTACTAGTAAGTCAGATTGTTCAAGGTGTAATGGAACTAGGAAACGCATCAAAACACGCAACTCAAGAAACTAGTCAATTAGCTGAATCGTTGGAAAATGAAAGACAAGCATTAGGAGATTTAAAAAATCAATACGAGTCAATATTAGATTCACAGGATGATGAAGCAACAAAAACAGAAAAACTTAACGAGATAAAGAAACAACTTATTGAGACTTATGGCATGGAAAAGGCTCAAATAGATGCTATTAACGATTCAAGGCGTGAAGGTTCTAAGCTTATAGACGAAGAAATGAAAAAGCAAAACCTTGATTATTTAGCGAAAAGCAAAAAGACTTACGATAAGATAATGGAATCAACAAAAAATAGTGCTAAAAATCAAAATAAATATGCTATTTATGCTGGATTAGATGGTATGTCTAAAGATGTTAAAAGTCTTTTTGCTGACAGAAATATAGATGAAGCAAATGTTGCAGAAATGTCAAATGCAAGTGTATTTAAACAGTATGAAGATATAAAAACATTAAGACGTAATTTACAAGAGATAATGAGCAAACGTACTTTGTCTACCAGTGAAAATGTTTTAGTTGACCAAGTTGAAGAAACATATAATAAACTTCATAAATTACTTGAAAGTGAAGATCAAAATTGGCTGAATATTTTAGAACAACATGCAACAGCTAGAGCCAATGTCATTTATAATGATTTTTTACAATCTAATAAATCATTTGATGATGTATATCTCACTTCAGAGTATGACGCATGGTATCAAAAGCTTATAAGTTTAGCAAACGATGATTTTGAAGTAAAGGCAATTAAAGATTTGCTTAGTTCGTTTAAAGGTTTAAACGAAAACAGCCCGGTTGAAGTTATTACCGATTTAGACAAAGCACTTCAATCACTTCAAAACTCTCAATCAAACTTCGACAAATTATCAGAATCAATCAAAACAGCGTCCGACAGCTTACAAGACCTTAACCAAATAGTTAAGAATAACGAAAGCACAGACAAATTCTTCTCATCCCAAGAAATTATAGAACTCCTCGACAAATATCCAGAACTCAGCACGGCCATTCAGCAAACAGCATATGGCTACAAAATCGAAGAAAACGCACTTAATAGTCTTAGAGACGCAAAACTCAACGAGCAAAAAGTAACACTCCAGGCACAGCTTGAAGAAAGTAAATCAGCACTCTCTAACGCAAAAACAAGATTGTCAACTTATGCACAAGAAGTCAAAGGAATTCAAACAGTCGCACAGGCAAAAGCTAAACTTGCCGAGATAGAACTCAAATACAATAGTATTATGGCGAAAACGGCTGCCTTAAATATGCTACCAGGAATGTCAGGTTTCTCAAAAGCTATGACAGGTGGATATAACTCAAACAAGGCAGATCTTGAAAATTATATCCAAGCCATGAACAACGTTGACGAATATCAAGGAACAATTAATAAACTCCAAACACAGATTGATGTATTGGGAACTTCATTTGAGGATATTGCGGATAGTACGGGTGATACAAACGACAACCTAAGCAAACAAAAAGACATTATCCAAGATATGCAAGATGGCATGAAAGATGCACAGGAACAAATTAATGATCTTCTTGATTTAACTATCGATATGTTAAAGAAACAGAAAGACCTTGAGAAAGATGTTTTAAATGCACAGCTTGACGGACTAAAAGAAGTTATCAGCAGAAAAAAAGAACAACTTGACATTGAAAAAGAAACACATTATTTTCAGCAAGATTTAGCAGAAAAGAATAAGAGCGTAGCTACTATTCAACAGGAAATAGACGATTTATCAACGCAAGGCACACTTGAAAGCAAGAAAAAGATAGCAGAGTTAAATGAAAAATTAGCAGAAGAAAAGAAAACTCTTGATAATTTCTTATACGACAACGAGGTTGAACAGCGTAAAAATGCATTAGATACAGAAGAAAAACTATTTGAAGACAAAATAAATGAGCAACTAAAAGTGATTGAAGATTATCTTGGTAAGGATGCAAAAATCAGACAAGATGCAATGGATTTAATCAACGGACAATCACAGCAATTTTATAACGACTTAACAAATTACACACAAATCTATACAAATATGTCTGAATATGAATTCAATAAATTATGGAACTCTGCTTATAATGCATTAAGGATATATGGCAACGGACAAATAGACATAATTAACACTCTGGCATATCTTGACCAACAGTTAGCAGTAACAGATTGGCAGTTAAAACAGCTTGAAAATAGTGCAAACAATACTAAAAACTCCTTTAATAATATGACTTATGATGCAACTAACGGAGTCAATCAGCTAAACAGTTCACTAAATGATACAGCAAACAAAATGAATGAAATTAACAGAATACCTTTACCACGTTTCAGTTGGTCTAATCCTTTAGCTATGGCAGATTATATAACTAATTTAAGAGGAGAAAGTAACACCAATCATTCATATTGGAAAACACCAACATTAGACTATCTATCTGGATTGCCAAAATTATCGAAATATCATACTGGAGGAATTGTTGGTGAGGGAGGCTCTACCGGTTCAGAAGTTCTTGCAAAGTTACTTACTGGTGAAGTTGTAAGCACACAAAATCAAGCCGAAACATTTATATCTAAAACCCTACCTAATTTATTTAAAGGTGTTATTAAACTTAGCAATGATGCTCAGCCAAACCAAAATGTTAATATCAATATTAATGTTGAGGGCAACGCTGATGATACAACAATTAACAAACTAAAAACTGCAATAAAGGGTGTGGTAATAGATACTTTTGGTGAGATTAACAAAAGCAAACGCAGATATGGTTCAACGCCGAATACAGTAAGATATTAAAAAAAATGCCACACTTATAGCAATATAGTTGTGGCATTTTTACAAGAAAGATGGTGATTAAATGAGAGTAGAAAGCGATTTTATTTTTGATGGAATACCATCTACTGAATACAATGTCACAATTTATTCTTTGGGTGATGCTCCAGACACTGAATCATTAGTGGGAAACAAAGAGTTTACAAGAATTATAGCACCACACGATACACGCTATAGAATAATTGACGTGTCTGATAATGAAGTATTAACATTTAAACTGCAAATCTTCCCTACTGATACTGATTTTTTATCGGACGCCAGAATTAGAAATTTGACAAATTGGTTATTTAACAAAAAAGATTATAAGAAATTGCAGATATTGGATGCAAATATTTCACATTTATATTTTAACTGCATTTTAACGGATGCTACAAAAGTGATGGCAGTAGAAAAAGTAATGGGAATAGAATTTACGGTGGAATGTGATTCTAACGGTGCGTGGACGTTTGAGTCAATAAATAACTATAATTTTACTGCAACTGGTATTGGGACAATATTTTTCAATAATGTATCATTGGATATAGAAGGTATAAAGCCTATTTTAACAATTGAGATGTTTGAAGATGGAAATTTAAGCATGACAAACTTAACTACTGGTCAGCAGATTACAATCAATAATTTGAATACAACGGAAAAAATTACAATAGATTGTAGAAATCAAATAATTTCAAGCAGCTTGGAGAGATATTTGTTTGATGATTTTAATGGTGAATTTTTATATTTACCACAAGGTTTAAGCTCTATTTCGGTGAGTGGAAAATGTAAAATATCAATGATATATCAAAATCAAGAAAAGGTGGGAAGTTAATGTTATTTAATTTTGAATATGATATAAGCACAAAAAGACCGAAAATGAAATTGTGCTATATGAATAAAAAAGTAGTCGGATATATGAATGACTTGTTTGAACTAAAAATCTCCCCTACCTTCCTTGATATTTCTCAAATGAGTTTTACAATAAAATACGATAACAAGCATTATGAAATTATAAAAAAACACTTTTTAGTTCATGTAGCTGGAATGGGGTATTTTGTTGTAAAACAAGTAGTACATACTAATAATGGAATAGAAGAGGAAATTCAGGTTGAATGTGAAAGCTATGAGTCTACTTTAAACGATATTTCTGTATCTTTTTTGGACGGAAAATATATGTTATACAATGTTTTAGAACCAGAAAATTCTTTATTGGGTATGGTATTGAACGCTTGTGGATGGACACTAGGTTTTGTAGACAGTAGTATTGCAACAAAAGAAAGAAGTTTTGATGGGATTGACAACATATCAATTTATAATTTTCTTATGACGGATATGAGTAATGCTTACAAATGTTATTTTGTATTTGATACGGAAAATAAAACAATTAGTGCTTATGATAAAGAAAAGGTTGCGGATAAAACAAACATTGCATTTACCTTTAACAATTTATTAAAGGATGTTGGGATTAAAGAAAACGCTGATGATATTATTTCGGTAATGCATGTTTCAGGAGCAGACGGCGTGTATATTTCCAACATTAATCCTATTGGAAATTCTTGCTTATACGACTTCACTTACTTTATGGATAATGATTATGGAATGTCGAATGAGTTAATTTCAGCACTATCAACATGGAATACAAAAGTTGAAAATGCCAAAGCAGAATATGAAGTGTTAATATTAACAAGACAGCAAACATCTGAAACGTTATTAACCAAGCAATCTGAATTGTCTGTTCTAGAGGCTGAATATAAAGGAATACAAGACGCAAGAGGAGCATTGACATATGTTGAAGCAGATATTGATGACAGATTGACAACATTGAAAAATAGTGAAACATTAGTGCTCACAAATATTGAAGCAAAAAAAGCTGAAATTGCTTTGTTACAAGAAACTTATGATGGCACAGTAGATTCTATTGGTATTATAACTGAAAGCCTTTCTCTGGATAATACGGATAATTTTGCAGTAGAAGAACGAGATGAATTAAGGTCATTTGAAAAATACGGTACTTATACAAATGAAAATTTTATCTATACATCTATAACAACAGAACCAGAAAAAATCAACATATCAAAAGATTTATTAGCTGAAGCCGATATAACGTTTCAAAAATTATCCAGACCATGTTATGAATTTTCGATGGATATTATCAACTATCTTTATCTTCCAGAATTTAAAAAGTTTACAGATGATACTCAACTTGGTGTTTTAATGAATGTTGAAATCAAACCGCACACATGGGTTCAGCCGAGGCTTTTAAAAATTGAATTAGATTATGATGATATTAGTAGTACGAAATTTGTATTTAGTGATACATTGAGATTACAGGACGATGTTCATGTATTTGAAGATACTTTTAACGCAACAACAAAAAGTTCAAACAAAGTTGCGGTAACAGCTAGTTCTTGGAATGAACCAAGCAGAACAGGATTTTACACTACGGTTAAAAATTACATGAATGAAAGTTTGTCATTAGCACAGCAAGAAATCATGAATAGTGCAAACCAGCAATTAATGATTGGCTCTTATGGAATGATTTGCCGTAGATATGATGAAGATACAGGAACTTATGATCCGCACGAATTAAGACTTAATAATAACTTAATATGTTTTTCATCTGATGGTTTTGAAACGGTTAGTACGGCACTTGGTTATTTAAAATTTGGTGAAAACACATATTATGGCTTGAATGCACAATTGCTTGTTGGTGATATGATTATTGGTAACAATTTATTAATCGCCAATCAAGACGAAAATGAAGATTGTACATTTAGTGTTGATGGTAATGGAGCGATGTTAAAGAATGCTGATTTTACGCTTGAAAATGCCGTAAATAGAATATTTCTCTCCCCTACTAGCGGTATAAAAATTCAGAAAAAAGATCCGCTATCTTCACTTTGGCAAGATAAATTTTATACTGATACAAATGGAGATATTAGAGCTTATGGAATTACATTACAGGAAAGCAATATTGCTGGATGGACGACAACATCAGTCGCATTCACATCACCTACTGGAGATTTTATTGGTAGTAATGGATATGGTCAATTAAGCCTCATGTCATGGACTCCAACATCTGCAACATTTAATGGTAACATTTACGCAAACAATCTTATGTCAAACAATGATGTTGGCGGTCAAAATATCTTTGTAGATGGTACAATGGGCGGTGGATGGCTAACCAATTCTAGTGTAGATTATGGTAAGCTTTCAGATTTATGCGTAAACTCATTAAGAGCCAATTTAGTAACAACGAATTATCTTACTGCTAATTATATAACCGCTGGAGATATACAATCAAATTTTGCAACAATAAATGAACTACAAACTAATTATGCAACAATAAACAGCGTACAATCCAACTACGCAACAATAGGAAGCCTTGATGCAGCCGTAGGAAGAATTGGAACGCTTGAAACTGATAGTATTACTGCTGGCATATTAGAAGCACAATACTTAATTACAAATGAAGGTGTATTTAAAGGGAAAACATATATAGGAAATGAGCAAAACAACACAGTTATTGAATCTATTTTAACAGTTGTTTCTGCTAATATCACAGCCTATCAGTTACATATTAATAGTACAGGCGGTGTAAATTTATACGGAGGAAAAGGTGGTATTTATTTGGATGCTGGAGATGATGAAAGAGAAAATGAAAACCCGGTAGTATTAAATAAATTAACTGTAAGCGGAAACTCTCAATTCAATGGTAATATAACAGGAGACGCAGTATTTTCGGAAGATATATATTTGAACGGAAATGTTAAAACAGTAGAAGGCGGATATGAGTTTGATGGTGTAACTCAAAACGTAACGATGGATGGTAAAACCCTTACAATCAAAAAAGGAATAATTGTTGGAGTAAGTTAATTTTTGATATGTTCAATAACATCTTCGATTTTACTGATACATATTCGTTCTTTTTTATCTTGGCAATTGTAGCACTTGATGCTTTTATCCCCTCTTTGAGTTGGGTTAAATTCAAACCTTTTTTCACAAGAATAATTAATAGTGGCTTGTATGAAATCATAGCAATTCCCCCTTCAATTTTATAAATATATTGTAGCATATCGCATTTAAAAAGTAAAGTATTTTATTTATAACAACAACATAAATCTTTAATAAGTTGAATAAAAAATTTAAAAAATAAATAAAAAGGTATTGACATTTTAAAATATATGTGGTATTATATAGTTAAGTAAAAAGGATAACAAATCCTAAACAAAATAAAATTAAATTATTGAAGGAGAATTTTTATGAATAAGAAAATTTTTGCAAGTTTATTATTAACAGTTTTTGCTTTGGGCTTTACTGGATGTTCCGAAGAACAGTCAAGTAATTCTAAGGCAGAAACAAAGGAAACAAAAGCAAGTGTATTGGTTACAGAAGTAGAAAATATGGACGATGAAACGGAAATCATAAAAACTACACCACAAAACCCTAATAATGTAGTTAAAGAAATTGATAATAATGATTACTCTATTGGATTATTATTAACAGGTTGGAATACATCAATTAGTAGTATTTCAGAAATTGATCCGTCATTAGATTATGTATTAGAGATAAATAAAACAACAAGTCATTTTGACGAAACAAAGGGAAATATACTTATTACAGATGAATCTGGTAAAATGATATATAAAGAACATATTATATCAAACACAATTTCTTTATATTCAAATGAAGAAGAAAAGAGTAAAATAACTCAAAAAATCATATTAGAGTATGATTTGCCATCAGAATATACTATTCAGGAATATTCAAGAGAAACTAATATTCAATTTGGATATATAGAAAAATATGATGGTGAAGTATCTATTAGTTTTAGAAATAGTAGTACGACTATTGTAATTACAAATACTAAATAAAAATAATAAAATTAAATAATACAAAAATAAAAGCACCTAGATTAATCTAAGTGCTTTTTTGTATGTTATGAAAGGAATATTATGGAAGAAATTAAAGTTTTAAATATGGTTGTGACAATGTTAGGCGAAATACCAGTACAGGGCAAATATGCAGAAAC